TTATCAACAATAACTTTAAAAGTATCTAATAATCAAATAGCAATTGTCGATGGAAACTAAAAAAGAAATATCATATTTAGGAAAAGATTTTGGTCAGTTTCGACAAAATCTAATAGATTTTACTAAACAGTATTTTCCGCAAACATATACAGATTTTAACGAGTCGTCCCCCGGAATGATATTTTTAGAATTAGCTGCATATGTTGGAGATGTATTATCATATTATGCTGATACTAATTTAAAAGAATCATTTTTAGATCAAGCATCGGAACGTGCTAATATTTATGATATTGCGAAAACTTTAGGTTATACTGCAAATAACGTAGTTCCTGCATATGTAACGTTAGATGTATTTCAGTTAGTTCCTGCAATTGGTACTGGAAATAATGTTCAACCGGATTTTAATTATGCGTTATCTATACAATCAGGTATGCGAGTACAACAATCAAGTGGTACTTCTATTTTTAGAACATTGGATAGTGTAGATTTTGGATATTCATCTTCATTTAATCCAACCGAAGTAACAATATATGAAAGTGATGATACTACAAAATTACCAACATATTATTTATTAAAGAAACAAGTACGTGCGGTTTCTGGAGATGTTAAAACATCTACATTTAATTTTGGAACTCCTATTGCATATGATAAAATTGTATTACCTGATACAAATATAGTAGAAATATTATCAGTTGTAGAATCAGATGGAGATAATTGGTATCAAGTTCCATATTTAGCTCAAGATACAATTTTTGAAGATGTACCTAATTTAGCAGAAACAGATCCGGATCTTTATTTATATCGGTCATCATCACCTAGTTTGTTAAAACTTAGAAAAACTGCAAAAAGATTTATTACTAGATTACGTAGTGACAATAAATTAGAAATACAATTCGGATCAGGTGTATCTGATAATAATGATGAAGAAGTAATACCTAATCCAGATAATGTAGGAAATGGATTAGCTGGATTCCGTAAAACTGTAGATGTTGATATTGACCCGTCTAATTTTTTATATACTAGAACTTATGGACAAGCGCCATCTAATACAACATTAACGGTTACATATACAGTCGGAAATGGTATTGCTGACAATGTACCATCTAATACATTAACTCAAATTAATTTCATTCAATATAACGATGATGTTAATACTAGTAATAGCGCTGGATTAGTTAATTTTGTTAAAACTACTGTTGCTGTTAATAATCCTATACAAGCTTCAGGTGCTAAAACTGCTGATACATTGCAAGATATAAAAAATAATGCTTTAGCTAACTTTGCAACTCAAAATCGTTTAGTTACTAGAGAAGATTATATAATACGAGCATATTCAATGCCGGGAAAATATGGAAGTGTAGCAAAAGCATATATTGTTCCAGATGATCAATTATCTCAGCAAGATTATGAAGAGTCTAGATTGCCTAATCCATTAGCAATGAATATGTATGTTTTAGGATATAATGCATCTAAGCAATTAGTACCATTAAATCAAGCAATTAAAGAAAATTTAAAAACATATATCGATTACTATAGAATATTAACGGATGCTGTGAATATAAAAGATGCATTTATTGTTAATATCGGTGTTAATTTTGAAATTTCTGCGTTGCCTAACTATAATAGTAATGAAGTATTATTAAGTTGTATTAATGCATTGCAATCATTTTTTAATATTGATAAATGGCAAATTAATCAACCAATCATAAAATCAGATATTACTACAACATTAGCTAATGTAAAAGGAGTTCAATCAGTAGTTGGCGTTACTTTATCAAATCTTTATGATTCTACATTTGGATATTCTGGAAATATTTATGATTTAAATTCTGCTACAAAAAATGGAGTTGTTTATCCATCGTTAGATCCTAGCATTTTTGAGGTTAAATTCCCAACAAGAGATATTAAAGGTCGCGTAGTAAATTATTAATCCTTTTAATATTTATAGTAAAAAAGGATAGTAATGGGCGTATTAAACACAAATCGATCACAAATAGTTGCCGGCGGATTAATTTCTGCAAGTTATGTGAGCGATTTATATGATGTACTAACTGCAAATACAAAAGAAATTGTTTCATTTTCTGGATCGGTTAGCGTAACGGGAAGCTTCATTGGAAATTTAACGGGCACCGCTGCAACAGCATCATACGTATTAAATTCAGTATCTTCGTCATATTCAACTACAGCGTCATATGCAAATTCTAGTTTAACTGCATCATATTCATCAACTGCATCATTAGTAAATGGATATGTAAATGTAACATCTGGATCATTTGTATATGTTAATGTTTCTAGTAATTTTATTACACAAGGTACAGTGTTTATGTATACCGCATCATTGCCAACAACAGATCCTGCAGTTGTAAATCAATTATGGAGAAGTGGAAGTTATTTGATGATAAGTACCGGATCTGGTAGTTAAGGTTAATTATGTTTAGAATATTTTATGCAAATTCTGATGCAACATTGTATGAAGGTGCTACAACTGGTAGTACAAAAAGTTCAACTAATACTGGATTAGATGAAATACTAGAAATAGGAAAACGAATAGGAGATAATGGAGAAACGTATCTTCGATCCAGAAGTGTAGTAAAATTTGATACGCAAGAAATACTAGATACATTAGCTAAATATTCTGTTGGATTATCTGAATGTAAATTCATACTACAATTGTATACTACTCATGCAAAAAATCTTCCTAGCGATTATACAATTGATGCAAAGATTGTAGCGCAACCATGGATTAATGGTACTGGAACTGAAGCATCTAGTCCAATTAAAACTGATGGTATTGCTTGGGTTAAACCGATGGCGTCATGGTCTTTTTCAGCACAATCCGGATCATCGTGGATATCTAGTTCGCAACAAATACAAGTAAACAGTTCATCTTTATATGTTTCTGGATCTGGGTATGGCGGTAGCTGGTTATGGCAATCCGGAAGTGGCGTTTTCAATGTTTCAAATTTTAATCAAGTATTTTTTACACAGCCGGGATTAAATAACAATGAATCTTTTTCATATCGTCCAACCGATATTAATATGGATGTTACTGATGCAATTAAATTGTGGATATCCGGATCCGGTGGATATGATATTGATAATTACGGGTTCTTATTAAAGTTTTCTGATGCAGACGAAGAAAGTTCTGCAGTGAGTGGATATATTAGATATTTTAGTCGAGAAACACATACTATATATGTTCCTAGATTAACAATGTACTGGGATAATAGTGCGTTTACAACGGGTTCAATGCCGGGAATAGATTTAGATTCATATGTTGTATATACACAGACTAAACCGCAGTATAAAGACACGGAAATTGCAAAAATTAGAATTTATGCACGAGATAAATATCCACGGAAATCGCCTACAAATTTATTTCCGATTGAAACTGTAAATTATTTGCCTGACACAACATATTATGCTATATTCGATGCACAGACAGATGAAGCCATAATTCCATACGATAATATTTATAATAAAGTTAGTTGTGATAATACAAGTAATTATATTTACATTGATATGAATAGTTTTATGCCCGAACGTTATTATCGTTTAGAATTAAAAATTGTTGATGGATTTGTAGAACAATTCGTAGATGATCAAATTTATTTTAAAGTAGTTAGATAATGGCTAAAAAAGACTTGTTAGATCCTATAACGCAAAAAGCTCAAGCTCGATATCGTAAAGATGGATTAACATATATTTCTAATGATATAAATGTTATGCCTAGAGATGAAGCTGGTAATATCATTATGAATGAAGGTGCCACAAACAATCCTTTACTAGTAATTGAACCAGCAGCTGAACGAATTACAACCGATTCAATATTGCGAGTTTTAGATACTAGATTTCAATATTATAAATTTCCGGTACAAGTACGTGCGTCTGGCAGTTTAAATTTAGATATCAATTTAGCAATCGATACTGATCCAGTATATGCAAGATATAAACCTAGTGAAAATGCATCTATGAATGCTGCAGGTATTCCTTCAGGGATATTATTAGATCAAGTTGTTGAAGGCATTCCGCAAACTAACGTTAATACATATTATATTACTAAAGAACTTAAAAATTCTGGAGTAGATATTCGTATACGTGCTAAAATATCACATTACTTTTTAGCAGTATCTGGTTTCGGTACATGTTATTTTACTTTGATGATCAATGGGCCTAATAAACCTTTAGATCAGAATCCGCCTAGGAATCGTTATTTCAGACCCGGATATGATGCATCTCCTAATACGTATGCCTCTACGGGGATAAATATATATAATAATGATATTGCTATTAGAGCATCGCAATTTTTAACTCGTGTCAATTCATATATTAATTTAGCAAAAACTAGAATTAATTTACTACCAGCAGGACCACCAAAGACTGCATTAACAAATCATTTTGATGCAATGAAATCAAAAATACCAACTGATATACAATCGGTGGTAATACCTGGATATCGAATTGATCAGAATTTAGTAGCATTATTTATATCACCTATTACATCTGAAGGAGTTATTTTAGCAGATCTACGCGATGATTATAATAATGCAGCATCCGTATTAACATCATATGGAAGTCTAATAGTACAAGCTGCACAAGTAGATCAACCAATATTTGGTTCTATTAATATAGGTGAAACTCAGATATTATACATTGATGAAGTAATTCCAAATTCTGATTTTGATGCTGGCGATTCAATTAGTATAGGTGCATATGCTGGACAAGCGGAACAACATACAATATTTTCAGAACAAACATATATGGTTGTAACTGATGCATCCAAAAATGTAGATGAATGGAATCAGCCGGTAGGATAATATGTTAACACAGTATAAAAATATTGACCAAATACAAACTGCTACAAAATCAGTTTCAGCTGAACGAATAGCAAAAAATAAATCTGAATTTTTTAGTTACGATAAAAATACAAGAGTTGTACAAGTACCAGAAATTACAAATCAACGCGATGATATAAGAATTGAGTTTCATGCATATTCAAATGATTCTTGGATTACTGGTAATCATATGGTTCAATTGGTATCGAAAATACCTAGGTATCAAAATAAAACGACTAAAATACCAATTACGTTTCCAAGTCAACCGGCAGCAATAAATTTATATCAACAATTCGAGAACTTAAAACTTACAGCTGGAAATTTTAGAATTGCTATCAATTTCTTTA